ATGACTTATACCCATCTTACACCAAACGAGCTTGTAATGATAGAAGCATATTTTCATCAAGAAACTCCGGTTGCTATCGTTGCGAAGCAGCTTAAACGTGGACGCCAAACAATTTACAATGTCTATAACTTTCTCAAATGTGGTGGAACAGCACTTGAATACTTTGAACAATACAAAGAAAATAAGCGACGTTGTGGGAGAACCGAAATCATTTTTCCTGCTGAGGAAAAAGAATACATTGCAAAAAGATCAACTGAAGGTTGGACCCCAGACGTCATTATTGGCCGTGCAGAGCGAACCTTCTCTTGTTCAGTAAGTACCCTCTATCGCCGGTTTAAGACGGGAGAATTCAATGTTTTACATTTACCGATGCAAGGAAAACGAAAACCAAATGGTTATAAGGAAAAACGTGGAAAACAGGCATTCAAAAGAAATATTTCTGAACGTAAAAAAGATTATGTCGTTTTCGAAGAAGAATTTGGACATTTAGAGGGTGATACGATTGTCGGCATCCACCATAAAAGTGCCGTCATCACACTCGTTGAGCGACTTTCAAAAGCCATTATCGCCTTGAAACCAGAAGGCCGTAAGGCAGTTGATATTGAAAATTCGATTAATGAATGGCTTCAATCCGTACCCAAAAATCTTTTCAAATCAATTACCTTTGATTGTGGAAAAGAATTCTCTAATTGGAAAAGTATTAGTAATACGAATGATATTGATATTTATTTCGCAGACCCAGGAACGCCTTCCCAACGGGGATTAAATGAACATTCAAACGGACTCCTCCGAAAAGATGGACTACCAAAAGAAATGGAATTCAACCAAGTCAATCAAGGATTCATCTCATCCGTTGCGTCTAAAAGAAACCATATCCCTAGAAAATCACTAAATTACCAAACACCATTAGAAGTTTTTTTGAGTTACGTAAATGGAAAGTTTTGTCTCGCTTAATTTGACAAATAATATAATCAAAAATGTACCAAATCGAAATCGTTAATATAAAAAAACAGATAACAAAAAAAGAACCCTTGAATACCAAGGGTTATTTCTCAGTCTGATAACGATGATTAACGACGGATTTCTTTGATGCGAGCAGCTTTTCCGTGTAATGCACGTAAACAAAACCACTATATTCTATTATGTATCTGACACCCTCAAAACAGCTATAAATCAACAATACCGACATAAAATAAACACTATGTTCAATCTAAGATATATCAAAGGTAAACGCATTTTTGCCCCCTTTTTGCCCCTCAAATATCGCTTTACAACAAGAACGTAAGTTCCTATAATCGTTTTGAGGTGATTTTTATGATGGAAGAATTTATTAGAAAAAATATCAGTGACGAATATGCAGACTTTTATGAGCAAAGCAGCAAAAAAGATAAATTCCAGATGGATGTTTCAATCTTAGCTATATTAGCTTTTTCCGAAAATAACCAACCTGTAACTGCGAAAAAAGAAACAGTATTATCTGAAGGCAAAATAAAAACTCGATATATATTAGAGGTAGAAACTAAGTTTAAAAATAGATCGGAGTAATGGCTATGCTTTTTAATGAGACGCAATTATGGTTTAAATTTGACCCTTCGAATAGATTTGTCAAAGATTTTTATAAGGTGTGGGATTCAGAAGTTTTCTTTTTAGCAATCGAAGATAGCTTATTAATCAATCTCTACTATTCCAATAAAAACTACTTTAAAATCCCTGCTGCGAAAACGAGAATGAAGAAGGATGTATATTTTTTGTTTGATATCGTGACTGACGTGCCAGACGCTCGAAGCGATCATCGGCGTTATGACTATATAAAGTATACTTTCGTTGATCCAGAAAGATACAAAGATTAAAGTAGGCTACCTAAAAAGGTAGCCCGGAACGGATTTTATCACCATACTTATGAAAGGAGATATTTTTTAAGTTAGTATTAAGATTGTGTAATATGATGATATCTATATTTTATAGTATCAGTGCTATAAAATCAAAAATAAGTCACTAATTAATTACCACTCCAATTATAAGCCTTTTTTCTCACTTTTTTTCAAAAATATGGTATGCTTTTTAATGGCTTCAAATATAAAAGAGTTTAAAGCGTAACGCACTTATGGGGGAGTGGTTTTTGGGGAACGCTTTAAACTCTTCTTTATTATTATCTCACAATATAACCCAAATGTCTTTCCATTTAAAAATCAAAGTAAAACTTTTCAAATATACAGAAGTATAACTATGTGAAACATCCTTTCATTAATCCATAAAAGGATACATAAAAATGCCACTCATTTGAGTGGCAATGAAGAAAAGCTTTAGCTTGTATAATACTCTTCAAAAAATTCTAACACAGAACGATTCAAATGGCTACATTAATGTACCCTGTAGGACTCGAACCTACGACCGGACGGTTATGAGCCGTCTGCTCTGACCAACTGAGCTAAGGGTACGGAAAGCCATCACAACTACTGCAAACAAAAAGAATGGACATAAACTAGATAATGATGGGTTTCATTCTTTGTTGTGATGGCATATTTATTATTACACATTTAATAGCAAAAAACTAGATTGTACTTATTCTTTGTAAAAGATATTATTTTATGCTATTATTTCCAAGTCATAAAAAGAAAAAAGCTTCAGATACTTATCTTTTTGGGGAAAGACTCTAGGGTGAGGGAGTATCTGAAGCTTTTTTCTATGTTCATTATCTCACATGGTTATTTTTTAGTCTATTATTTGATTAGATTTTTCAGAAAAAATGAAAAAAGACCTCAACCAAAGATGACTGGTTGAGGTCTTTTAGCTACTTAATGGAATATTCGAATTAGATACTTTTAGATTCAACAACGGATTTAATGAAACCATTTCACTAGCATCTAATATCACTGTATCACATTTTTTGTTTTCTTCTTTTATTCGAAGAATATTTTCCAAATATTCTTTACATACACATCTGGGATTTGTTAACAAATTTACGGAAATGGAGACACCATTTAGAAAGAATAGTCTATCGCAATCTACTAAAGTAGTCATAGTAAATGGTGATTTCATTCTAGGCAAAGTGTTGTCTGGTAATATTTCAAATCTATTAAATGGTGGCACATTTTCTCTTACATGTTTTGGTTTTTTCGAGGTACAAACAAAAAGACCTTTTCCTATGTCTTTTCTTTCAGCATAGATATACATATGACTTTTTTGTACTAAACCGCTTGAAATATTAGGATAAGGTACTTTAAGTTTTATTACGTCACCTTCAGTCGTCAACAACAATCACTCCATCTTCAATAGATATATACACAGGATTATCTTCCTCTTCTTTTGATATTTCTTCCAAAACCTCTTCTAGTTCACTAGTTACTTGTGATCGCTGACTTTTGTCAATTATGAATTTTGTTTCATTTACACTTATAACAAATGAATTGTCTATAAAGTCCAATGAATACAAATCATACAGTTCTTTGGCTAGAGATTTATCTTTAGAAGAGAGATCTTCCAATTCTAATTTTACTTGTTTTTCCCCAGACTCTATTCTGGCTTCTTTATTTTTCCATATATCAAACTCGTGAGATAGTTCTGACAACTCTGATTTAGATAGAACAGAAACTAAAAAAGCTGCTTTTTTAGCAATATCTTCATTGACTGGTTCAAATACATTTAACGCAACTTTGTCCTTTACTCCACTTATGATTTCTTCAAGCTTTGTTTGAAACTCTTCCATTCTATAGGTATAATCTCCATACACATCAGAATAAACAGGTCCATTTTTATAGCCTTTTAAATAATCCAAATGGATTTCGTTGTCTAATGAATAGTTGAATATTTCATAAAAAAATAAAAATTTTTGCAATTTTAGACTTGCAAAGAATTCTTTTGGGCTATTTTTAAAAAACCATGCACTCAAATAAAGTCTTCTTTTACTTGTGTTAAGCATACAATTTCCTCCTTACCATTGGATTTCAGCACGATTACCGGGGGATAGTATTGTATATTTCTTCTATTAAAATTATCCTCTACCTATAATATAAAGTCAATATATATGAGTTAATTTGTTAGCTAATTTTGTTAACGATTTTGTTAGCATATCTGACATTTAATCAGTAGTAAAAGTGCCTCTATATAAGGAACAAACTGTTTTTTTACTATCAAAATTCGTATACTATTTTACTAACCAACTAGCTAACAATATTAGCAACTATATTGAAAACTATATGTACTACCCCTCATCGAGGGGCTATTTTTTATCGTTGCGGAATATTCAAATACCAGCGCTTATCATGAAAATCTTGTGCTCCGCCTTTAGTGTTCCCTTCTGGATCATTCGTTGCACGCATCATGACATAGACTTTCTTATTAGGAAAATTACGCATATTGAAAGAAACATGATAGCCAACATTACCATAAGTGCCGTAGGGTTGGTTTACGTCTGGGCGTGAAACGCCATTAGCATTTACTCGCACTAACTCTTTGCCAGTGTTGTAATCCATAATAAAGATGTACTCATACTTATAGTTAGCAATGTGCCATCCAGCAACATGCAAGTTTGCGTTTTCGATTTCCCCAAACTGATCAATGTGGGCGTAATTTGTTCCATCTGTCAGCGTAGGATTTGCAGCACCTGCTCGAGTTGGATCAATGACTGGTTTATCCTCCGAAGTAGTTGGATTATCATCCGTAAAACCATGAGCCAAATCATAGGCTAATTTTTCTTTACTTACACCCATTTCAGAAAGATAACCGTAAGGATCTGTATGATTGCCCCAAATATTTTGTGTTACCCATAAATGCGATTTGATTCCTGGTTGGTTATAAGGCGTGTCCAATGTTAATGGAATACCATATTTCATTGCTGAATCTCTAGCCAATTCAACGTATGCCTTGTAGTTTTTCTCAAACGTTGTTTTATCATGTGTGTGTTGTAACTCAATCTGCACAGGACTATTTGCATTAGCATACGAACCAGCACCGTACTGCACATAACCAGGTTGTCCGACTTGGTAAACAATTCCACCGTCTCCCACAATGTAAGCAGTATAAGCACTAGTCCATGAACGTTGCATATACTGTGCTTCATTGCGTCCTGTTGCTGTTTCGTTAGCCGTTTCATGCAGTAAAATATACTGATTATTCGCTACTTGAGAGCTACCTTCATTTACACCTAAATTAAATTCATTGTTAATCGTATAGGCAAACCCATTAATTGGCAATAAAAAAAGAGCCATTATTAGGCTCAATGATAAAATGATTTTCTTTTTCATTTGTTTCCTCCTATTTTTTCAAATTATAAGCCGACACACCAGTGATAACGCCTAAAAATGTTGCTACTGCATTGATAGTGAGTACTGTCATATCTGTTCCATTCCATCCATACGCTTTCCCTAACGTGGCAACTAACACAGAAGCAGCTGGTAATACTGTTAAAACTGTCCATTTAATGACTTGATAATACTTATCGGGTAAAATCATTTCTTCTTAACTCCTTTACAATTTAGTCAAGAAATAGCCAATGATCGTAATGCCTAAACCGATCATGTAACCCCACGACCATTTATTATTGGCTTTCATTTCTTTGATATCTTCTGCGTTGTTCAGCGCTACTGAGTAGGCTTTGTCTGCCAAATCTTTTGCACTATCAGCTTTTTCTCTAAGTGATTCGTAGTTGTCTAATTTTGTTTCAATTCTTACTAATCTCTCCACAACGTCTTGGAGCGCTTCTTCTTTCATGTTCCACCAACTTTCCAACAAAAAAACGCATCACTTAAGATGCGCTCTCTTCTTTGCTAATAATTTTATCTGCTTCTTCGTCTGTAATGCATAGTGGAACGAATAGACGAACTTGATCGTCAGTAAAACAGCCCCAATCATACATCATTTTCACATCGCTAAAACTAAACATACTACTCACCTCCCTTTGAAGCTGGATTTAGTTGCTCTTTAATTTCTGAAATATCTTTGCTATTTTGTAACGAAGCAAGCATCATTTTTGAATTGATTTGTGCTAAACTATCCGCTTTTTCTTTCAATGCAGCATTTTCCTGTTTAATTGCTACATTGTTTAGCATGAGTTTGGCGTTGAGCTGTTTTAGGTTGTCGTTCTCATTTTCTAACGACTCGTACATCGCTTTGAGATTGTTTAAATCGTTGTGATCTAGTGCGTTCGCTAACACAATCCATTGATTCAATTTAGGATCAAACATCTGATCAGCAATCGTTAGCGGTTCGCCATCAGCACGAATTCCTTCAAGCGGTGGCTGATCCGTGTAAGGAACGGATACAAGCATGTCGTCCAATACTTTTCCTGCATATTCTCCGCCAGTACGTCCATATTTCCAAATGTTTTTCATTTATTTCACTCCTTTAATCTAAGATTCTATTTCCATAATGTGTAGCGTGTTTATTTGAGAAAAATCTAACTTCTTACCATCCTGAGTTTCAAAAGTGATATTGAAGTACTCTCCTTTTTTCAACGCGAAAATTCTACTAAAGTGAAGCCCATGTTTCCATTGCAATGCAGTTCCATTTATACCAACACCACCTGCGAAACCAATAGAACTAGTTTGGGCATCGTCTTTATAAAAAGTAATATAACCATACTGGCCAGCTGTTGATCCGCCAAACTGATATCTAACTAGCCCTTCTACCAACAATGTACAGTCTCGATTAGCTGTGGCTTGCCAATTTCCAGAATTCCAAGTCAACGGATTCTCCTTCATAGATCGATTCAACTTTGCTCCAATGGTGGTTGCTACTGGTCCAATAATTAACCGAGCTTTATTAGAAATTCCAGTTTGTTCAGTTCCTGTTGAATGCCACGCTTCATAAGGCAACGGCTTTTCTTCTACCAGTACATTTTTCCCATTAACTAGAGGGGTTTCTAAAAAGTTCTTAGTTCCATCTACAGATTGTGGTTCGGTTAAGCTCACCGAATCATTCAAGCCTTTTTCAGCATATTCAGGCGTGATGTCCCAGCTGTAGTCGTTCGGATTGTTGCTGTCTTTCAATCCTTCACCGAAGTATTTAAACTGACTAATATTCGGGGTTCGGGTGTCGCCTTTTTCTAGTTTTGCCCATGAAATAGTACATTTACCGTTAGGAACTTGACTTTCTGGGGGGAGTTGATAAATTACCACCTTTGCCCCACTTCCTATTGGTTTAGATATTTTAGCACCGCTAGACCATGACCACACGTCTGTTAAGCCTTCAACTGGTGTAAGATGTCCTTGAAACTCGGTTGCTGCACCTGTGGTTGTTTGAATATACATACCAAATTGCTTGTTAGCTGGTTTTGTTCCTTGTATTGTAAAAGTTAATTTATCACCATTATTAATTGTTTTATTAATATCAAATGAACCAATTAAGTAATTAGAATTATCGTAACTTTTTGATGTAATTATATTTTCACCCAAAGCCACCTTACTCAAATAATACGGTGCATCTAGTAGATTTGGCTGGTATGGGGTGGCTGTTGAGCCACGTTCAATTTTCACATTTTTTATTTTTAATGCTACTTGAACACTTTGAGATAAAAATACTCTAAACATAAAACCACTTAATTTTTCCATGTTGGCACCACTATTGAATTTTACATAAACCTTTTGCCATACATCTGTTGAAGTTACACTATTCATATAAAAAACAGCAATATAATTACGCTTTCCATCAAACTGTCCTTCTAATGCAATGTTGCATGTTTTTAAATCTCCTGTATATCCATTTTCCACAAGTACATCATATGAAATTATATAATCTGTATTATTCAAAAGATTACCCAATGGTAATTCAAACCCTCCTGGTACATCAACCCGTGTTTTTTCTATTCTTGCTCCATCATCAATTGAGGTTACAACTAATCCTGTCGTACCTCCCGTTATATTTTCAGCAATATAAGGCTTAGTCATAACATTCGGATTCCCCGAATAATCATAGTCCCCAAAGTCGATGCTGTTACTGTACATCTTCTTCAGCTTGCCGAGATCGCCGATTTGCTGATTGGTTTGATCAATACGATCATTTGCCTTATCAATATTAGTATTGAGAGTTGCGACATCTTGATTGGCTTTCTTGATTTTGTCGTTTGTGTCTTTTAATTTCGCCTCAATCTGCGTTTCAGATTCCGCAATTTTCTGTTCAATCTCTTGCTTCCCATCAGCTAGAATTTTTTCGATTTTATCGATGGTCTGACTAAAACCATTGAAATAATAATCTTCCAATTCTGGCGTACTATCATCAATTGGACTGCGTTTGATGTCAAAAGTAAAACGACCAGCTGTATCTAACGAGCGGTCGTCTGGAAAATCAATATATACGCTACCTTCTACGGTGCCCACGTATCCCAGTATGTTATCCTCTAACACAATAGAAACAATCCCATTCACAGGATCTTCTACCGTAGCTAGATAGTCATGTTTACCATAACCACCTTCTGCTGTTGCAGAACGGAACATCAATCGAATTGGAACGGTTGTTCCTTCTGGCAGACTTTGAGGAATGCCGTTTTTCCGAACTAACTTCATTCGAAGCTTAGCTGTTCCTCGATCATGCGACCAAAAAACAACATTCGTCCTGTTTGGACTAGTGGCTTCTGCTTGAATCACAATGATCGATTCATTCATTTTATAAACCATTAACTTAACACCTGCCCATTGTTGATAATCAAACCTCTGCCGATAATTTTATTTTCAGTTGTTGCAAATCCTGCAGCTGGCTTGGCATATCTAGCAGTTGCTGCATCAACGTACACCCCAATGTTATTGCCTGAACCCTTAAAGTCACCCACATTAAACTCTGATAACAAACGAACTTGCACAGCTATGTCCTGATTAATGAATGTTGTTGAACCATACATATTCATCTTAGAAGTCCCACCTACGTATACAGCGTTATATGCCAATGATTTAGTATTCTCCGCAAATTTACACTGACTAATAGCCATATAGCCACTCTGTTCATTGACAATTCCATACTGTCTTCCTTGAAAAAGTGGAGAATTTGCAGCATCAACGATCTGCATTCCGACGATTTGACAATAGCCAGTACATGTTGCGAACATAATACTTCTAACTTTTACTGGGCAATCAGATACTTGAGGGTCTAATGTGCTGGTATCGTTTAAAGGACGTATGACAAACGTTCTAAACGTTAAACCGTTCACAAGTACGTCTTCCAAATACACCCCATCACTAATCCAAATAGTGACAGTAGAAGTTGTAATGAGCGGAACCGAATTAACAGCAGTTTGAATCGTGAGAAATGGTTTCTCTTGGGATCCATCTCCAGTCTGGTCGTTTCCATCTTTTGAAACATAAATATTGATGGGCTCGTTATACCCTCCAATGATTTGTTGGACCGCTTTGTTTAATTGCTCCACTTGTGCTTTTTGACTAGCGGCATTTGTAATTAATTCACTAATTTGTTCATCTGTTAGGTTTTCATGTTCTACCAATCTGCCGTGTAACGTAGGAAAGGTTTCTCCTCTATTGTTTACCCGTGCATCCACTACTTCGTTTGGCGAATCCCCGCCCGAGTTGATTACGAGATTATCAATACGACTGTTCGTTGATTTGTCTTGGTCAGATAGTTTCTTTTCAAGATCATTAAGGTAGTCAATGTTTTTATTAAATTTCTCTTTCCATTCCGTAGAGATACGGTTACTGATTAATTTTAATAACCCCATCAAATCACTCCTTTCTTTGCCATCTCAGCGAGTATCGATGTCATTGTTTTCTTTGTGTTGCTCAATGTGATTTCTGGTGGCTTATTTGGTATCGCTGGATACGTCTTGATTCCTACCACTTGAATGTACGTATTAATATTCAAAGGTTCATAAATGAATGGGACGTGATCGCCTTTGTTGGGACTGATTTTCCATTTCAAGGTTACGGATCCCGAAATACTTGGATAGTCTTGCAAGTCTGTCTTTAACCGCTCGAGCATGTTCCCTGATACGGTATACCGTTCGTCTTTAACAGGATCTTGTATCCTGATTCCCCACTTCTGTGATTCAGGGCTTGTGTAAGTGATGGGAGTAAATATATAGTCACTATCTTTAGGACTCTCAGTATTTGCACCATCCTTCAATTTTCCATAGCCTTTGATCTGCGTCTTCAAGGAATACGTATCAATATCAAACGACACTTCATCTGTATTGTATTTATAGCGAATCTGTTCTTCCGTCTGCTGGCCGTACTCACTGGCAGGATAGAAAGTTAGATGTTTATTATTCGGAATCACGACTGCATTATAGTCAGACAGAATCTCATTGATCAACTTCAAGTAATTCGCATTACCGAAGTTTTCTTGTTCGACTGTAAGGAATTTCTTGTTTGGATCAATGACTCCCCATGAAAAACCACGACTACCTGCACTAAATACATGCGTGAGCAACTGACTAATAGATCTCGCACCAGTTACTGTATCGTACTGATAACCATCTTGAACGGTGTAATAGATATGTGTCGCAACCACTTGTTTCGTCAACAACTGTCCAAGTGCTTTGCGAGTCATTTCTTTGATCACAAATTCCTGTCCGTTGTAGAAAACAGAAGACTCGTATTCGACTAAATCAAATACTTCCTGATTCAACGAATTGCTGGTAACGGTAAAGCCAATCTCCCACGTTTCATTTTGTTGCCAGTTTTCATAAAAAGAACCCTTGTCATAACCGACAAGGATTTCTTCTTTGGTTTGTTCATAATTTCGAATAATTAAATCATTCACTCAATCACCTACTTATACAAGAATCGGAAATCCCATGAAGATTTCACGCGAGTAATATTTTGGATCTCGATTTCATTGACACCCTCAACCAAATTGATCAGACCGTGATTCGTATTGATTCCACATCTTACACCGTTCAATTTTGGAATCACGCCATCCAAGACTAATGTCTGTCCGAGATTCGTAGAAAGTGATGGATAGTAAATAAAACGATCGCCAGTTGTTTTATTGAAAATCGTCACATTTCCTTCTGATTCTCCTTCTAATGTGATCCGTAGATAATGTTCACGTGGATCAATTTCGAAGCTTCCGGCATTGTAAATAATGAAGTGACTAGTCTGATGCGTGTACTTGTAATCTTCCGCCACTAGCCCTTGCGAGAACTGCCATTCTTCCTCTAGATTGAAATCCGTTAAAGTAGTTGCGATGGATTCAGCGCTCCCTGATGGAATATTAAAGGTTATTTCTATCGTAGAATAATCGTTCTCTTCCTCAGTAATTTCAAAATTTGTTGGATTTACTTTAAATCTTTTCCCTGGACTTAAATCATAGGAAATGTAATATTGATAACCAACAAAAATTAGCTCATAGAACTCTGTTAATAGCAGTTCTTTATCATGCTTATTTTTGTAAAAGATATCAAAAGTCAGCACTAATTCAAAAGGACGAAAACTAGCATTAGCTTCTCTGCTACCGTTCGTCCCTTCAAAATCTTCGTAATTCACTTCATACACTGGTGCTTGACGTTTGATTTCTTTACATACAATTTTTTCTTTTCTTTGCGGATCAAACAACTTCCCATTTTGATTGAACTGTAATTTGTAAAACAATTATCAAACACCTCCATTCGTATATCGAAGTTTATTCAAATCAGAGCCCATATAATGATTAGCAGCTTGCCCAATGTCAGAAGACTTGAGACTTAAATCTTTTCCAAGAATTGCTCTAAGAATCATCATTAACTCATTATGCTGTTTTTGTTGCTGTTTAATCAAAGTTACAAGCTCTGCTGAATTATCAGCTGTATTTGTAGTGTTGGAGCGTTTCTTGTCATCGCCAGAAAGAAAAGCTAATGCTTGACCCATCAATTCAATAGCTCTTGTTTTTCTTGTCAATGGAATAACCATTTCTGGTTTATTTCCTTCTCCTGCTCGATATAGTCCGTCTTTGGTAATCAATCCGCCATTGGCATATCCATGTCCTTTTCCGATAACTTGCAACATACCTGCAACTCCGTAACGTTTCTTAGCATAATTGATTGCTGCTAACATGTTATCAAATCCGTTCATAATATTTCCGTGACCAGGAAAAGCGTTAGCCGCAAAAGTTCCGGGTTTCGTTTGAAGTAATCCTGTTGCATTGCCTTCAGCGAGCCCATCATTGCCACCGATTGCTTTCTCATTACCACCAGATTCCGTTTGGATTTGGGACATCCAGGCATTTATATAAGCTGCTGTAGTTGGTAATCCATTCATTTTCAATGCTTTAGACACATAAGAACGCCAGCGTGCAACACCACTTCCTCCAACTCCTCCATTGAATATATCGCCAGACCCCATCGAACCGTTTAAATGAATATGATCGAAGTGATCGCCATCTGGCCAATTCGTCCATTGTCCGCTTGACCCTGTTCCAGATAATCCCATGCGGTCACGTACACGTCCATTCGTAATGACATACGCAATTTTTGAAGGGAATTTTTCAAAAGCGTAATTTGCTGCTGCTGTATATCTCGGATCTCCAGAAATACCTGGATAAGCCAAGTCGATAGCTTGCCGTTTTCCGTGATAGTAGGCATCTCCTGCTCGATATCCAGAAGTTACTGTAAGTCCGGGGAACTTACCCATTACTTTCTGTGCCACATCAACTAAATATTGATAAACACCATTGGCATTTACTGCACCATCAAAATTGCCATGAGTGAAGAATTCACTTAATTTTGATTGAAGCATTGTATTTGCAGCTTTGGACATTAATGACGTTCCTGATTTAGTCATATCAAGCCATGGTTCATTAATGCCTGAAAAATCAACTTTGTTAGTTAAGAATTCTAACATTCTTTTTTCATCATCTAACAAATCAGCAATATCTAAATTGCCAATACCTTTTTTGTAGTGTGGAATATTTAAACGTTCCTTTAATTTCTTTGTTAAAGAAGCATTTAAGACCTGAGCACCTTTAGGCAAATTAACAAGAAGGTCTCTACCTTTGGCAATAAAACCACGTCCATCTGGCATCTGAACATATTCTTCGTGAACTAGGCCTTTTTGATCATTAATCATAGCAAGTCCACCAGGATGTCTATCAGTTCCCTTAGCGTATTGTGGAATTGGCCAGTTTCCGATATTCTTACTTGACTCGACTTCCTTAAGCACATAGTTAACTCCCGATATGACGCCATTAACCCCTTTGCCCATACCACCAACCATTGTATTAGCGACATTGTTCATTGTTGTAGAAAGAGAATTACCTAACGAATTCATTCCGTTTATTAAAGATTGCAACAAGAATGTCCCTGCATTGTAAAAACCACCACTTTTAGAACGAAGGTTGTTAATCGAATCGTTACCAAGCTGATTTACACGGGCTATGAATGATCCATACAATGAATTCCAACCATTAAGATTATTTTGCTGCCACGTTCGGCCATTGTTGTACATAGGAGTGTTGTAGTTTCTAAGCGTGACCATTGCTTGATTACAAAATGAATTGATTGTAGCAATAAAGGTCCCAGTTAAACTATTCCATCCATTCAGTAAGTTCTTATTCCATGTTGCTCCTTGCGTATAATTAGGATTGTTTTGAAGTTTTAGCGCATTGAGATAGTTTGTAATAAAAATCATTTCACTATTCATATATTGAGGAACCGCTGAGTTCCAACCATTCATTAGATTAGTTAACCATTGAGCTCCAATTCCTAGATACTGATCTGATTTTTCTGAAAGACTGTCCGGAATAATCGGATCGGCAACTTTTGTTTCATCTGATAGTTTAGTATCTTTAGCATCAGTCGTTCCTGCCGTCAATTGAGTTCTCAATACCGTCGTTAGCTCGTTAATAGCTAAAATTAAAGCATCTAAGTTTAGCGTAGATGAAACCGTCGTTATGTTTCCTATACCATCAGCATATTTAGGCACTAGACGTTTAGTTTTAGTGGCGTTCAGTACTTTCGAACCTCTTGGTAAGTCTAAAACGACATTACGTCCTTTAGGTATAAAAGCTTCTCCGCTCGGCAAGGTTATAAGCTCTTCATAAGTAGGTCCTTTTTGATCGTTTACCATAGCTGCTCCACCAGGATGGAAGTTCGTTCCTTTAGCATTAGGCATAGGACCTATAAAGTCAGCTGATACAGTTTTAGTAATTTTATCTGGTATTTTTGTTTGGAAGATGTTGAACGCTTCAAATGCATCTTTAGCAGCTTGTGAAGCCTCATCGTGTCCTACTGCAGTTTTATCATTAGGAAAAATATTTTTGTTGTAATTCTCTATAGAGCTTTTAGCCCCACTGACTGCCTCTTTTAAATTAACGTTATCTCCATATAGAGTTTTAAGAAGTGGCATAACTTTGTTATATTCTTCTACACTTACAGTCCCGTCTTTCACTTTAGCCAGTAAATCAATATTATTACCAAGCAAGTTTTTAACTGTGTCTGGAATTGCTTTCCATGCATTCCATGATTCTTCTGAAGCGAATATTTTGTTTGCTAAGTCAGTATTGTCAGCTAACATATATTTTTGATTATCTGGTAATTGAGTCCATCTTCCGTATATTTCTTCTGAAGATAAAACAGTGGTAGCTAAATCTTCGTTATCTGCAAGTAATCTTTTCTCATTATCAGGAAGGTTTACCCATTGATCCCACATTCTGTCAGATGATAAAAGAACCTCTGTAAATTTAGTATTATTAGCTGAAAGAAACTTTGCATTAGATGATAACTGATTCCAACGTTTAAACATTTCTTCGGAATTAAAAAGTTTTGTAGAAAAATCTGAGTTATCTAATAACAATTCTTTTGTGGGGTTATCTAATTGAGCCCAACTATTTAATTTTTCTTCTGATCCATCGATAGCATCGTATACTTTATACGCATTCAAATCTAAATCTTTCACTTGAAGTTTGTAAGTATCCCATAATCCCAAATTCATGAGAGTTTCACCCATAACTTCAGGAGTATTTGAAGTTAGGATTGCTTCTTTAGAAGGAATATCTAACTCATTCCATTTACCAGCATTTTCTAAAGCCTTGTATACATTTTTAGAACACTCATCTTCTAATAATGCTTCTTTTTCTTTCCATTCCATATCATCCCAATAACCGTTTTGTACTGCCGCTATGGAAATGACATCTTTTGCGTTCGTTGTTAGTTTCGCATCATGAACAACAGGTTTCAGTTCATTCCATTTAGTGAAATCCTTCGTTGCTTCATTCACTACTTCTTGTACGTTAGTTTTTACTTTTCCTGTTTTTTCGTCTAAAACTAATCCATTCCAAGTTGATCCAGCATGCGTAGCCTCATCAGCTACCATACCAAGCTGTTCTGCATTTTTTTCGGCATTATCTGCTATTTCATCCGATGTTTTCTTCGCTTGGGCTAAAATCTTTTCATTACTTTCGAGAAAAACTTTTGTATACTGACCAGTATTGTCCATAGCAGCTGCCGTTTTGCTAAATAATTGACCATTTGATAAACTCACTTCGTTAATCAATTGTGGATATTTATTTGTTATAGCAGCTATTTGGCTATCGAATCCTTGATTTGTAGTTTTGATGTAATCATTCATTTCATCTTCTAATGCATCAATGAATTCTTTACTTACTCCCTTTTCCTTTAAAGCCGCCTTTTTTTCTTCAAGCATTTGTCTATAATTTTCGGTAGTTGCAGCTTTTTGTTTCGCTAAAGATTGTAACCACGTCTTCGCTTCTTCTTCTGTAGCTTGTGCAACATCACCATTCATGGCTGATAGTATCTTTTTTCTGTCTTTAGCAGAAACATCGAGCGTATCCACATACGCTTGAGAAGTTCCTTTCATTAGATCCTGTATCTGTTGTAGTTCTGAAACAGTCAAGTCCCTGTTCTGATTTGCGGCTCTTTCTCTGATTTTTTTTATTTCTTCATTGTTGTCTTTTATTTTAGAAAGAGATTGCCCTAAGGTTTCTTCTTCTGATTCAGCTACTTCTTTCATGGCATCCTGAACTGATTGAGGTAGCCCTTTTAGTGCATCGTCTAATGCCTTTATTCTACCTGTTAAAGATGTTTCCAAAGATGTTCCAGCGGTTGCGAAATTAGCCGCCATATTATTTGCATCATCAACAGTAAAACCCTCTTTGAGAAGACCGAATTGACCATTTGCACCTTCAATATTCTTCTGTACTCCGTCAAGAGTACTATCTATTTCCTCACCGACATCTGTTCCCCATTGCTTTACTCTTTGCGAGGAATTCCAAGCTTCTTCACCAAATAATTTCCATGCTCCATAGCCAACTGCTAGTGCGCCACCAACGCCAACAATACCAAGTAGAGCAGGACCTAACAAACCTAGTGACGTTGTCATTGCGCCTATTCCGCTGGCGCCCGCAGCAGTACTTGCAGCACTAGCTGTTTTTCCCATCATAGGGACTAACCCGCCGATACCTCCAGCTCCTGCTGTCTTTGCAGCTGCAGCACCAGCTGTTGTTACCGACGATGCAAAGGCATCCATAGCCTTCTTTTCTGCTGCTTTCGCTGCTAAATCAACAAGGCTTTTCGTCAATCTTCCAGTAGTTGAAGTAACTTTACCTATTACTGAAGTACCAGTTCCTAAAAGCTTCAGCGCTGGACCAGCTGCTGCTGCTAATCCAACCCATTTGATAATGTTTCTTTGTTGATCATCACTCATAGCTGAGAAAGCTTTCGCCATATTCCCTAAGTTTTTTATCAATGGTTTCGATACATTTAGACCATCACGCAACGCGTCTACAAATGGACCTCCAAGATCGATTGCTGTATCAATCACTTCGTTTTTCAACATCTTTAGCTTTGATTCAGTTGTTTCGTATCTTTTATTAGCTTCATTTGTTAAAGCTGTATTTTGTTTCCATGCGCCGTTTCCTTTTTCAATTGCTCCTTTGAATATGTCACTAGCATTTGCAGCTCTCAATAAACTGTCGCGTAGTCGAACTTCTTTTATATCCATGTCATCCAGAACTTTGATTGCTGAAGTACCATGTTTTTCTGAATCTTTCAGCCCTTGAATGAACTTGATGATTGCTTCTGAAGGATCACTCTTGAACAACTTCTGGAATTGTTCACTTGTAACACCTGCCACATTCGCAAAATTTTCAAGCGAACTTTTCGAATTGTCCGCTTCTTTATACATTTTCTTTAAATCAGATGAAGTGAATCCCATTTGCTCTGATACTGCTTTTAACGATTTTCCACCGTCTCTCACAGCATTTACTAAATTAACCCACGGAACACCTTGTTCTTCTGCCATCTGTTTCAGCTGATCAAAAGCGCCAAATCCTTTTTCTACAGCTAGTTGCATCTGGATCATGACCTTCGAAAAGGCAGACCCACCTGCTTCAGCTTCGACACCAACAGAGGATAGAGCAGTAGCAAATCCTAGAATTTCGCCTTGGCTCATACCAATCTGTTTACCAGCACCCGCTAACCGCAGTCCCATTTCAGTGATTTCTGATTCGGTTGTAGCAAAATTGTTACCTAGATCAACAATGACTGATCCTAATTTATCAAAGTCTTTTTGAGACATTTGGGTAATATTAGCAAATCGTGCTAAAGAAGTTGCCGCAGTTTCAGCCGACATATTAGTCGATTCACCCATGTCTATCATCGTTTTAGTGAAGCTAACTACGTTTTCAGTCTTTATACCTAATTGCCCAGCTGCTTCGGCTACATTTGCTATTTCTTGATGGCTACCAGGTAATTGGGTGGCAAGATTACGCAGACCTTTCTCTAAGTCGCTATAGGAATAAACTACGTTCCCATTCGAATCTACAACTTCATCATTTGTCTTTTTTACTCCTGCAAAAGCACTTTCCCATGAAATAGCTGCACTAGTAACAGCAGTTGCACCTGCCACTATTGGAGCTGTTACTCCAACAGTTAGGGCAGATCCTATCCCAGAAACTCCTTTACCAAAGGCTTCAATTTTTTTCCCAGAATTAATCAATACATCAGAATTAGCTTTTAGTTTCCCCGTAATCCCTTCCGTTTCCACTTTCATCCGAGCAATCTGTCCAACGGTTGTTTTCATCTGAGATTCGTAACTTGCTGATCTAGCTGTTGCTTGATTCAATTGATTAGCGTATTTAGCAGTCGAAGCAGTAGCGTTTCCATTAGAGTCAAAACTATCCTTATAAGCCTTAGTGAGCAATTCTACTTGCTTTTCATTTGCTTGTAGAACTCCGCCTAAACCATTATATTTTGCTTGCAAAGCACCGAGAGAATTCCCTGAAGAGTTCATTACTTGCATCTGTGATTTCATTGCTTTCATTTGATGGTTAACAGCGTTTTTAGCTCCGGCTAGACCTTTTGAAAAGGCTGAACTGTCTAAGTCTAGTTTGATAATCATATTGCCTAAAGGTTTTCCATTTGCCATATGTTTACCTCCTCTCTACATGGATTTCAAGAAGTCTTTAAGATCAACTTCTTTTTGTTTCTCTTTCTTAGGCGAAGTGCACGCAATTTTCATCATCATTTCAAAGGAATTATCTTCTATGTCAGATAGTGACCATCCCGCTTTCACTAACTCTCTGCATAGGTTTAAGTACATTTCTTCTGCTTCTTCGGGTGTTACTTTTTTGCGTCTGGGTCTGGATTACTTTCAATCCCCATTACTTCTCCTAGGATGTCGTCCAATGTGCTCATTACCTTCTCAGATGGTAAGCCATCAAGAATTTGTTCAGCTGTCAATTTGCTATCCCTGAAGATACCTACAGCAAAATCCAAATAAATGTCTAAACGATTCCAAATCATTACTCCATCTTCATTTAGCTTTTTGATTGTTTCTAAAGCTTTTCGATAATCTTTACCTGTTGTGTCTATGTTTTCATAGACTTTCTTTCCTGATTCTTCTTTCAATTCAATTCTTACTTTTGCCATTTAGATTCCTCCATTATTTTCCAAATAAAAAAGCTAGTCCGAAGACTAGCCCGCTGCTTTTTCAATAACTGTAATAGTACATTTTGCTACTTTACCGCCATCCGTAGTAGTAAATGAAACTTCTGTAGTTCCGCCAACTTCAGCGTCTGTTTTTACTGTAACGTTGCCTCCAGTAACAGTAGCTACAGCTGTATTCGAACTGCTCCAGCTTCCTGTTTTGTCTGTTGCATTTGCTGGTGTTACAGTAGGAGTTAATTTTAAGGTTCCGCCTTGTTCAACTTCAGCTGTCGTTTTATCCAACGTCACACCAGTAACTGAAATTGGAAGAGTGGTAAATGCAGGAATAGCTACCTTTGCTGATTCTTGACCTCCGACCACACGCGTAGCTTGATAATCTCCTTTAGCAACTTGTGTATTAGCTGCAATTCCGGTAATAGTTAGAGGGCTTTCGCCCTCCGTCACTTTTGTTCCATCTTTTTTATAGATTTTAAATGTATCTGGCATAGTTATCCTCCTAACTTAATTCAACTGCCGCCCCATTAATAGTGGGAGTGATTGCTCCAACAACGGAGCTAGTTACTCCCCCGCTGTAGGAAATACCATCTCTTTCAAAGCAGTGATAGAAGCTTCTTCGTCGCCGATATATTTTGCGACCGTTTGACCTTTAGCATCGCCTTCCGCATCGTTTGCGATAGCCGAGAAAACATATTCTTCTGCTTCTGGTTCAAAAGCTTCATTTGTTGTGGTATTAAGATTGATAGACTCTCGACTGAATTTTCCTTTAAACATTGCAAGCATTGCTGTATCGCCGTTCAAATCCTCTGATTCCATTAAGATCGCGCAGTATGGTGGCTCAGTATCTTCGCCCAAGAAGCTGATTTTGTTTGTATCAGTTTTGTAGCCAAGAATCCGGTCATTTACTTTTGTCGGTAAATCTAATAAACCAAATGTAGCTGAAACATCGCCTGTTCCTTTTTGAGAGACATAGTAAGCGATATTTGATCCATAAACTTTTGATGGTTCTTTCGATAGTCCACTGATTTCAGCAGATACAGTTGCCCCTTCGTCTTGCGTACCTTCAATTACAAATAAATTTTCTGCTGGAATCTTTCCTGTGCTATCAAAGACCCCAATTGTCATTTTTTTGAATCCTACTAAAGTCATAAAATTTTCCTCCTAATTTTGGGTAATAAAAAAAGACACGTTATTTTCGTGTCTTAATTTCTAATATTCGGTATCGTAAATTTTTGTATTTCCTTCGTAACGACGCGCGTCTACAAAGCGGTTTGTTTCAGTAAAGTATTCATCTAACCCTTGACCGGAAATTTGGCCAAAGCCTAGTTTTTTCATCTCTTTTTTTATCTCATATTGAATCTGCTTGCATGTTGTTCTATATTTCGATTCAACGTCAATCTGTATCATATGCTCCACAGAAAGCTCTTTGTTACTTCCGTGGTACGCTTCGTTAGGTGTATCTACAGGACGAATTGTGATCATTGGACCTGTTTTATCGGCGGTTTCAGGCTGCTCATAAAATTTAATACGATATTGTTCGGTATTCTCGTTGTAGGTCATTGAATGAATATACTCATTCAAACAAAGAGCCTCGTAAATGATATTAAGCATATCTTTCATAAACTCTTTTTAACCTCCTCCCCTACAGCATCAAAGTACAACGGCTCGGAATTCTTAAGCGATTTTGTTATTACACCAAATCCTCTCGGTCTAATTTGTTTGCCCTTTCGTGTATATCCCCATTCATTCAAATGAATGATTCTATATCGTTGATGTGGACCATTCCAACCGATTTCAGCTTCTGCCTTGTAATCTCTATACGTAGCGTTCTTGCGAACAACCTCAGCGATCGTATAACCTTTGTCTTTAAAAACGGTCATGTCCGTTTGCAACTGTTTTTCTACTTTTTCAGCGCCAACATTGATTGCTTTTTTTGTTAATGTCTTAGTTTTCTTTTCTCCAAACTTTTTTTCTAAAGCTTGGATTGTTTCTTGAACGCCTTCAAACTTTACGTTACTCATCGTTTATCACCGCTAATAAAAGTGTGACATACTCATTCGAGGCTAAATCATGTCGTACTTCCACGATATTCCATCTGAGTCCGGAATATCGATAATCAATTATTTCTGCGAAATCTTTATTGTCCGGAGTATACTTTTTTCTCGGATCACGCATCACCAGAGTGACAGCCAACTTAGTATCTAATCCATTCAAAACTTCAAGGTCCTTCATTGATGGATCGTATATTTCAGCTCTTGTTTTATACATTATTTTTTCCTCATCATTACCGGGTTCAGGTCCATTTGAAGGTTTATATTGATAAAAGAAAACTTTTGTATTTAATTTTCTTGTACTAGACCTTTTCAGTGGACTCACCTTCTTTGAATACTTTATAACTCGCTTTGAGTTGAAGAATAAGAGAGTTGAACCCTAGGTCATACTCTCTTAAACCCCCAGTTGCATTCGCTGTTTCAATGGTAGCTGAGCGTGCATGATAGTAATGATCCGTCAGCATCAAGATAGAAAGATTTAAAAGATCTGTGTAATCGTTGTCTGTTTCATAAAAAGAAGGCTTACCTTGTCCGATAGCTCCTTTGATGTATGCAATAGCAGCTGTCGCAGATCGTTTAATGCCGGTATTATCGTCAGAAAAATCTTCACGAATCGCCTCTTTGATTTCTTCTAAATCTTGTTCATTTTTAGGATCTAGAATCATGAATACACCGCCTAACCAAGTTCGATAGTTGCCCCATCTGCAGTCGGGGTCACTTTCCCGACGACTGCCGGGGCTACACTTTTTTTATCGTAGCTAAACGGAACGCTGAAGCCAATTTAATCTGATGATCAAACCATGCTGTGACAACAAACAAATTAACACCTGTTTTCACGTCTTTATCTTGTTCGTACGTCGCACCGATATCGTAGTTAAAGTGTGAGTATGAAAAATCTCCGATAACAGGGGTAACAGCAGCATCAGTAAAGATTACTGGTTTACCTAAAATTTGTTCAGGTTGTGCTGTATAAAGAGTGGCACTTCCGTTAGCTAGGGTTTCGATGATATTTAAATAATCGGCATATTTCATCATGATTTTTGCATTTTCACGATAGTCTTCGTGTAGGTCAGCAATAGCAGCTTTAATTGCTTTGTATAAATCTTCACCTTCGACTTTTTTAATGTTTACTTCCGTTTCGTCATAAAAACTCATATGTTCTTCGCCAGTTTTAGGAATTGTAGCAAACGCAACTTTACGCTCTTTTGCAGCTACACCAGACTGTAAATTACGCTCTACAGTTGAAACTAAATTCGTATTTGTTCCAGCTAAGATAGTTTCAGAAATACCAGTAAAAACTTTAAACTTATGACGCCCAAAAGCTACTGTATCCCCTTTTGCTTTCAGTTCTTTTGCTGTCTCCATATCTGCAATAAAATCATCATCATCCAATGTGAAAGAAACTTTTGGAATTTCTAGATTAGGAATATTTGTGATAGCTGAAACATCTCTTAATGGATTTTTTACAATCGGTTCAGAGATAATGTCGGTAGCTACTGTTTTAGGTAAGAATTTCCCACCTTTTGATGCATCATCATCGCCTAATACTTGTAAAACTTCTGATGGAACAGCTTCTTTTGCAATGGTTTTGCGAATCAATTCTGCTTTTGCATCAATTACTTTTTGTTTAGGATTTTCAGAAGTAGTAAATTGTCCTTTTGACAAATTAGCCTTTTGTTCTGCTTCCATTTGGTCGTGTTGAGTTTTGATAATATCGAAACGTTGCTGTAAATCATCTTTTGATTTTTGCATTTGAACTAACTCTTCAGCGCTCGTCCCTGGATCTGTTGCTTTTTGCATAATCGTATCGTTTTGTTTTTGAATTTGCTGTCCTAATGTAGCTAAATCTTGTTTTAATTCATACAGTGTTTTCATTTATAATCCTCCTAGAATTGTGCCTATCAAGGCTTTGTTTTGTTTTGCATGTTCAACGATTTTTTCTATTTTTTCTTGGTCTCTCGAGTCTTCTTGTCTAGAGTCCAAAAGTTTTTCTGGAACTTTTTGATACGTTTCAAACAGTTTTTGACTGATTGAAGCTGCAACTTGATTAGCTGACTCAACCACATCGCAAAGACCGTAATTGTATGCTTCTTGAGCAGACATCCAAGTTTCTTCGTCCATAATTTGTTTTATTTTTTCTTCTGTTAACTTTTCACCAGCTTTTGCTAAATACGTAACTACAGAAGATTCAGCTATTTTGTCCAAATCATCTGCTTGTTTACGTAGCTCTTTGGCATTTCCCATTGAAATTGTCCAAGGATTGTGGATCATTAACATGCTGTTCTCAGGCATAATGACTTCATCACAGCTTGCTACAATCACACTGGCAATTGATGCCGCTAAAGCATCCACATGAGCTACAACACGTGCTTTGTGCTGTCGCAACATATTTCCAATTGCAATTCCTTCAAAGACAGAACCACCTGGTGAATTTATGTGAAGATTAATCTGGCTAACTTCTCCAAGCTCCTTCAAATCTTTTTGAAAACTTGCTGCAGTAGTGTCTGTGTCGTCCCATTTGAATGAGACAATTTCTCCAAATATAAAAACATCTGCTTCATTTTGATTAGCAGACTGTTTGCATTCCCAAAACTTTTTCATTTCAACCCTCCTTTCAAGGCAAAATAAAAAAGACCTAACTATTTTTAGTTACGTCTGTTTCACTAGATTTATTCGATTTTCTTAATGTTGGATCCATTTCTTGCGGATACATATCACCTGAAATCCATAGATCAGCAGCTTTTCCACCTCGTGGAGGCATTTCTTCTAACATTCTTGCCTCGTCAGGAGACATCCAACCATCGCGTATTCCGCCATGGTAAAACTTTTGACGTGCATCACTGTCTCCACGAAGTAATCCCATCATGTTAAATTTAAAATAATAACCTTTTATTCTTTCGTTTTTTTGAAGTATTTTCTTATTAAACTCTCTTTCATATTGCTTTACGATCGGAGTAAGTGTCATATTAACGAATAGTTGCATCAATTGTTCATTTGAAGAAAAGCTGCTACTGTCAGAGTTCAAGAAAATGCTAGGAACGTTATAAACATTAGCAATACGATCTCGAGTAATTTCCTCAGTGATTTTCATGTCAGTTGCTACAAAGTTCCGTTTCATTTCTTCAATAGTTACACCCGGTTCTTGGAAAAGTACGCCACCGTTTTCTTCATAGAAACGTCTAAAATCTTCCACAACGGCTTTTCTTTTTTCTTCATCAACGCTAGTGGCATAAGTTAAAATGAATGAATCTCGTAAGGATTGCATTTCTTTTAAAGAAAATTCACGAACCGCTTTATCAAAATCATTTGAATTTTTTAATACTTGGATTGGACTTATTCCCTTCCAATTTCCATTTCCCGCAATATGTCGTACATGAATAACATCAGTATTATGAAAATAGAATGTTTTGCCATCATTATTCACTTGATACCATAACTCTTTACTATCCTGTTCAATTACCGGTTCAACATAATTTGAATTGAAAGGGACCAATGTATCAAATTGCCCTCTAAAATCTCTAATAATCAAAGCATAGCCGTTTCCATTTGTATTCCTGCTAACTTCAAGTACATTAATTATTTGATCCAAAGTTTGATTTTTGTTAGGAAAATATATTAATCGGTCCATAGACTCATCAAATTGTTGATCGTAATTCAGATATTTTTTGAATGGTAGACTAGACAATGTATTACTTAAACGAGATACGACCGAAAAAATATTTTCATTGGTTTCAAGAGTTGAATTTTCTATTCCAAAAAAATTTTTACCAAACCAAGCCTTGAAATTACTACTAGTTGAGTAATCTTTTATAATTGCCTGTTTGATAAATTTTGGAGTTACTCTATTAACCACGTTTTGAAACTTATTCATTATTTACCTCCCCCCATCATTTCTCTGACGCTTATAAAACCAATGGTTCCGCTCTGTTTAGATTTTGTAGCAAACATTTCAACTACGCTGACATGACTATTCAATACAGCGGCAAAACCATCTATTTTCCTATTCTTCGATTGTTTTGTCGGCATCCAATTATTGTTACGATCTTGAACTAGCTTCACGTTAGAAAGATACCATCTAAAAATTTTCTGTTGGTTATAAATTACTTTTCCGTCTAAAAAGCGTTCTTTCAAATCTTTCATCGGACCGCCAAGAGTAGTGAAGCCCTGAATAGCTTCTTCCATCACAAACCCGTAGTCAATCATTTGCCGATTTAAAATCAAACTGTTTCTTCTGTCATATCTGATTTTCAGTATTTTATATTTTTTTGATTGTTCAACAAACCAGTCAAAAACAAACTGGTAATCGACATAACTACCTGGTGTCACAGTTAGATCACCTGATTTTATCCAAGCATCCAACCGTTGTTTATTATTGTCGTTGTTATATCTCTCTTGCGAAATCCAACTATGTTCTAGAACTGCTATTTCTCCAGTTTCGTAAATAGGAAACTCTAAATCAGCCGACGTGAAATCTTGTGTTTCTGATAAATCATACCCCCCAACACATTCTTCACCTTCCATGGTTTCCCAATCAATTATTTTGTTATTCTTATTGATTGTCTGCATATCTAGAAACGATAGTTCGTCTATGTCAGAAAATAGATTGAACTGCTTAGTAATCCAGTCTGCTCGTTCTTGGGGACTGTTACGCTCTGTTTTCCAATCGGTTACTAAATCAACAAATGACATCAATCCTATATTTGGATTAGCTTTGATCCAATTTCTTGGATCATCCGCTTCAGAAACATCATCTAGCTTTGCTACAAAATAAAAAACTCGTTCATCTAGTCCATCTTCAAGATGTTCTAAACAATCGAGTGCATTGTCATAATATTGCATAAGCGGCCCATCAAGAACATAACCAGCTGTAGTTATATATACGATCAGCGGTTGTCTTCGTGTACCACGAGATTTTTTTATTACATTGATCAATTTGAAATTAATGAATTCATGAATTTCATCAAAAATCGCAAAATGAGTGTTTAAACCATCCAATTTTTTACTATCAGACGCTCGAGCTTCCATTTTTGAGAAAGTAGCCTCATCTTTAATTGTTGATCGTTGTGGTTTGTATTTTTTATCCAAGCGTGGCGATTGTTTCACCATTTCTTTGGTTTTATCGAACAAAATAGACGCTTGATCTTTTGCATTGGCCAAAACATAGACATTAGCACCTTGTTCATGGTCATATCCAAGCATGTAAGCAGATAACCCACTGATAAGAGATGTCTTTCCATTTTTACGACCAACAAATGTCAAAGCTTCACGAAAACGTCGAATTCCTGTGTCTTTATGAATCCACCCAAACATCGAACCGATGATAAAATGTTGCCATGGTTGCAAAATAAATCGGTCAAAGTCTCCTTCAGTTGGACGGCAATTATCTTCAATAAAACGAATGGGACGATGTCCAATTTCTTCATCGAAAATCCACGGAAATTCTTCTGTTCCTTGCCGTTCTAAATCTAATACATGACGTTTAGCAACAAGAATGTTTTCTTTGCTCGCAGGTATAGATCCATCAATCAATCGTTCAGCATACCAAGTGGTTAAAAGCTCAGGATATGGTTCTAATAAGATGCCTCCCCATGAAGCTTGTTCTTCTTTGTAATCAGCCCACCATCTTTCAAGTTCTGAATATGATAATGACATCAAGTCCATTCATCATCATCCTCACTTTGAGCCATTTTTATAGCTAATTTAGCTCTAGCTGAAGGCGATAATCCCAAATCGCTTCCAAAAGACCGCATGTTTTTTGAACAAGTATCCAATTGTTTGATTAGCGGATTGCCAATTCCTTCTGGATCATCTCTTTGTACTCTTGCTGCTTGATTTTGCAGATTTAAATGTTCTGAGTACCAGTAGCAATACATAGCCAGTGGATAAATATCACCGTTTGTAATTAATTCTATCTCAAGCAATTCTTCTTTCAAGAAATCAAATGCTTTTGTTGCAGATTCATTCAGCCATTCAGGAGCTCTGATGTTGTCACTTTTCATTTGCAAGCGTTCTTCAGCATCTGCACGCTTCTTTAATTCTTTAGTATTTTTTTTATTAGGATTTTTTTGTAAAAGTTGCAGTTTTGCACTTTTTGCTGGTTGTGGCATTCCATCACCTTCTTTCATGGTAAAATATATAGAGATTGGAGGTGCTAATTATGAAAGTTATCAAAGTCAATAGTCACGATATGAATATACAAACTGTGAATTTCTCTAATGGCAGTTTTATTTCTTTCAAACTTATTGAACATAATATCTTACAAGTTTTGAAGACTAATATTTCTGGATTATCTTATCTGGCTAGTAAAGAAATCAGTTTTGACTACATCGGCGACAAAACTAAGGTCTTAGCTGGTGAATATGTTTTTCAATTGGTCTAATAAAAAACTTGAAAAGCGGTATTTGTGTGAAGGAGGGAGCTCACCGGTCTTGGCGCCCTCCTGTTTCTACTTTTCTAAATAGGGGGGCTACTTTACTTCAGTGTAATCAATACTCAACCTCAATTCGTTTGTTCTTAATACATCTATTTCAGGTAGATTCAAGGATTTATCAAAATATCCTTCCTCTAAAATGATAGTTCCTTTACTTACTCGATTTTTAAACTCTTCCAGCTGCTCTATTATCTTTTTTAACCATTCCACTTGTTGTATTTCGGCCTCTTTAATTGTTGTACTGCTAACATCCACTTGTTTATTCTCTTGTGGCATAGAACTTCACTACCTTTCTCTTCGTCTTAACTTTCTTTTCTCCTCCTGATCTCTCAGGATGTTCTTTGTTATGGCAAGCAAGGCAAACAAGCTCTAGGTTATTAATGTCCCAGAACTTAGTTATATCTTCTCTTGCTTCAATTATGTGATGGACAACTACTCCTCTTGCTACTATCCCTCGACGTTTACACTCTTGACATACACCAAAGTCTCTTGCTATAACTAGCTCTCTAAGCTTCCTCCACTTGTTCGTCTTATAGAGTTTGTCTATCTCATCTCTAGGCCTAGCTTCTTTCATTTAAATATCTCTCTTGTGCCCGATAATCTTTCTATCTAAATGATAACTGCCATCAGAGGTATCGTAATATTCAATAGAAATATCGTTAGACCCATCAGGTGTTTCACTACCATCTCCAGTTGTATGATAATGATATCGTATATCTACTAGACCAATACCATCAATTACAGGTCCATCCACTCGTCGGCCTTTATAATAAACTTCTGGTACTGAGTCAGTATCTCTTAGTTTGATTTCTAGAAGGTTCGCATTACTTCTATCATATAACGCCAATTCATCAATCCTCTTTTTGATCTGTTGCATTACTTTTCTTCTTGCCTCTCCTGTCATTGGTACTACTATCTCATAACCAGTAAACTCGCAAGTAAAGCGTTCAATAGCATAAGCGTTTTGAAGTGACTTAGCACTAAGAACAGCTGGATTATTGCTATAATAACGATCTACTAATAACTTCCCTATAGGAATGGCATCTAAAGCTCTATCAGTAAACACTAAAGCATTGGGATAATCTTCTTGAATTTTGTAAGCTAGATTTGGTGTAGTTACAATGTTATACCCTTCCCTGATATAATCTTTTAATTTCATAGTTTCCCTCCTGAAAACATCCAATAATTACTTGTTAATGCTATTGCATCTTTTCGACATAAACATTCACTAAGGCTTCTTGCACTTTGAATATCCCTTCAACGCCTAATCCTTTTACATCTAGATCTAGCCTATCTTTCAAGAACTTAGCATTGTGCTCTGCTCTAATTGTTTGCTCAGCAATGAAATAATTTAGTGCCGCTACTTCATCCATCTTTAACCCCACCAAACTAATGATGTTCATGAATAAGTTAGCTAGTTCATCCATATCTTTCTCTGCTCTTATCTTCTCAATCAACTTGATGTAATCATAGTTATCATTCATTTGATGTACCTCTCAATGTTTTGTTGAATATATTCGTCTTTCCAATATCCATGGCCGCAGTAACGAAGATTGTACTTATCGATCTCATTTGGCGTAGCTTCCCTGGTCATTTCAACAATGGAGTATTTCTTTTTAATCTGGACTGATTGGACAACTCTAATTGGATCATCTGCGTCCGGTTGAGGATATCGGTTTGTTAGTGATACGTACCAGTAGTTTCTCATTTGACTTTTCTCCTTCTGCGAAAAGAAATAACTTCATTGCTTTCCTTTCGTTTGTATGTATCGCTCTTTATTGGTCTCCTAAACTCATGTACTTTTTCGCCATTACCTTTATGAACAGTGATTACTTCAAACTTCTGTTCTAAGTATTGTGGTCTATACATTGTTGTTTCCTCCTTTATGTAAAATAAAAAGACCACTCAACGAGTGATCTCATATGTAATAGCAACCTACACACAGACAAGTCTAATACTTCCTGCGCCTACCCACTTCCTCAATACCTCGGTTGCTAAAGTCACTGGAGTGGGATTGCACCACACATGCACTAGTCCGCTCTAGTTTTGTACAAGGTCCCAGTAGTGCGCCGTACGCAACCTACCTTCACCTTTGCGTCTTCTACTTCCGCCACAGTGACAAATTAATATTGTGAAACTTTATACTTAGCGTATAATTTTATTTATCAGCGAGTGGTCCGCTGAAATGAATTATAAGGTGGTGAACCTATGAAAGTTACTGCTGCTATCACTAAAGAGCAAGGCGTCACATTTACAGTTGTTCTTGTTAAAACTGGTGTAATTTCTTCTCCTAATAGAGAACAAGTTAGAACTAGCGCTCCAAGCAATTTCCCGCGACCTATTATTTTAGCTGAACAATCACATGGGAAAATGAAATATCATGGTAGAACAGATATCGTAAGATTCCTTTCTAATGTTCCTTATCAGGCTTTGCCGTGGAAGGACTATACTTTATAGATTCTGCTATTGGAACATTGATATCCCCTTCTGGTAAATCAATGTTCCAATTTGCTTTTACAAAAAAACTTGAGTTCTCACTTTCATCGTTAGATACAGGATTTGCTTTATCATATTTTGATTCCATCAGCTTTCCCTCCAATACATAAATTAATAGACAGCAACGGATGATAGATAATAAGAACATTTTAGAAGGAGTTGAAATTCACATCCTTATTCTTAATATTTCCGCTGCTGTCTATCGAAGCTTAATTAAACGATGAGGGAGATTTCCTCCCTTACATTTTATTTTGTCGATCCTGTTTCCTAATCTTTCGACATTACCATAATATCACTGGTAAATAGCTAAAAACCGCCATCATTCCGCCAAAAAACCGCCATTTTTTATGCGTCAGTCACTATACAAAGTTTGTCTTTGATCTTTAAAGCACAAACACTATAATAGTAGCCGCCATTCCCATCATCCGCTGTGCATTCTGCTTTAGAGATCTCATTACGATTATGATAAACAACGACTTCAGCATAAGAGGTATGTCCGTCACCATTATATTCATACTTACCTTTGTCAAAGATTTTTATATCTGTAATAACCGCATCAAGTTTTACATCTTTGAATTCACCCCCAGCCGATGCGCAACAATCATACTCGCTACATACAACTTCTAATTTTGTTCCATCTTCTAAAATTAATTCGCTCTCTGACCATTCTACGATTTTTTTGAAAATAAGATCTTTTTTCAACTCTTTCAATGATACATAATCTTTCCACATTATATGGTCCTCCTATTTATAAGCAATTATTTTCCCATGTTTATACGCTTCTGCAAACTCTATTAGAGCTTCCGATTTCATCCGTTGTATGCTTCTTTCTGAATAACCCGCTTCACGGCTAATCCTGTAGTTTGAGAAGCTGTCTGGCACACAGAAACTATAGTATAGTATCTGACGACTAATCAGACTAAGAGCCATCAGAGCTGCTAAAATCGCATCTCTTTCCGCTTCTATATCCATCATCTGAATGATCGCATCCTCTGCCTTATTGCCGTGCTTCGGTGCCTTTGGCATATCCGTAATGATCGGCGACTTAATATCTATCAAAGAGCGACCTGCCATCCGCTCCAAACGCCGAAAGTTCTTCAGCACATCTCTCGCATTACATCTTGTCTGTTTGAAATCTACCTCTCGTAACAATTGCATCAAGTCAAACCGCTCCTTTATGTGATATAATAAACTTGTGGAATTTATTGAATCAGCAGCCTTTTATTTCAATACTCTTATATAGGCAGTCAGTGGTCGGCTGTCTGTTTTAGTATCTACAGTATTTATTCTATCTACCTGTTTTATTACAAATAACTATCGATTTTATTATTATACTTTCATTTTCCTTGCTTTCTAAAGTGCTACCATATCAAATATGTGGGAGAACTAGGAGATGTTATTTTGATACTATTAAGCAAACTATTGTTTTGGATTCCTTTTTTCGGTGTTCTCATCTTTTTATGGTTCTTTACCAAATGGAACAAATACGATATTTTTTTACTTTTTTGCTCTGCTCCTGCGTTTTACTTTATTTCACGAATTATTGAGTATTCCTATGCAGAATCAGTTCACCAATATGACTTTTATTTAAAAGGTTTGGTGTGTTCTATCATTTTCTATATATTGATTCTCTTCTTTATAGATAAGAAGAAATGATCTTAGCCAATCGTTGGATTGGCTTTTTATTTTTCTTTAAAATAATTACCCGCTTAAAAACGAAAAGCATTACAAAGACATATGAGTAGATCATTCCTTTTCATCCTCACTAACCTCATAAAGCTCCGCAAACTTCCAATACTCTTCATTCACCGATTTGATCTGTTCTTCAGTAAATAACTCACACCAGCCATCGTTTTCGCAGCCCCAAATGATGTCGTATTGTCTGTTACGTTCGACTAATATCTTTTTGTTACCTTCTTCATCTTTTAGGAATGGAACCATGTACAACGGCTCTTTCTCGACCTCATAGCCGTCTTTCATGCGGGTGAGGGTTTCGATTGGATTGTTTTCGGATTGTTGAATCCAATTCAACATCCCTTGCTCAGTAGAACCATAAGAATCTACACACAATTCCCAAATGGCAAATTCTAAATCATCTTTATTCTCTTCAAACCACTCCGCCACAAATTGCGGTACAACTGGCTTCTTCGGTTCGTCTAGTTTTAACACCGTATTAACCATATGAACGACTTGAGAATAAGCCATCACCATGCCCTCATAGTAATTTTTGCTTTCTGGATGCGTCAGGGCTTTGTGCTGTTTTTCTAGTGAAATTCTCTTTAGTTCATTAATCAATTCCTGTTTATTTTTATTCATTGCTGTCCTCCATGTATTCGTCTAATATCTCTTTATATTTCTCTACAAATTTGAAACGATCTTGATGAAGTTTCTTGCTCCATGATGTTTTTGCTCAGACCAGTAATTTCAGATAACTGTTCAGCAGTACCTGTTACTAGAATTCGGTCACCATGCCAGATTGCAATCTTTCTCGGCGTTCTCCGTTTGGTTTTTTCAGCCCACATTGATTTACCGATCCTTTGGACTTCTGCAACTATTTCTTTGTCTTCTTGCCAAGATTCTGACTTGGTTAATTCAGCAATTCGTTTCATTGTCGCTTTCTTATCCACGCTCATTCCTCCAATCTACGAATTTCCCTTCTTAAGTTCTCTATGTGCAAATCGATTGCCTTTCTAGCCGTTTCATTGACCATCACTGCCTTTGTTCGTTCCAGATCGTCAATCTCACGTTGAATGCTTCGAATACGCATTTGAATCACTTCTTCTGTTGTCATGATGGACCACCTCTTTAAAAACGCTCTTCCTTGAACGTATTCCGATATTTTTTAGCTAATATCAATGGAACTTGATATTGATGACAAAACAATTTCGCCTTGATCTTAAAGTCTTTTGTCTGCATTCCTTTGACATCTACGACTTTTACAAGTTTGCCATTTTTATAAAATGTGAAGTCGGGAATATACTCGATTTTGCGATACTTTTTGCCTTCGAGTTCAAATTTCGGCATCAGCTCAAATCTTTCTTGAAGCTTTACTTTCCAGTCATTCGCTTCCGCTTGCCACAAGGCTAGATCGTAGTACTCTGCTTCCGCGATAGAATCGAACTTGATACCTCGATGAACAGTTTTCTTATTACGGTATTTATTCATGCGATACTACCTTTCACTGGTTTTATGCGCTTGTCTGCTGTTTGTTGGAATTTCAGCGCATAACCTTCTGAATTCTTAAATATCCTAGAAACAATTCTTTCGCCGTAGGCTTCTCTTAGTTCGGGACCAGATAAGTTTGTTGTGATAATCGTTGCCTTGTTCTGTCTGGCTTCCAAGAGCGTGTTTAACGTATTGTTTGTAAACTGCCTACTATTTGATACCCCGCTACCTAATTCAGCTCCAATATCGTCAAAAACCACCAAATCAGTTGTTTTGATATCGGCTATAAGCGATCCTTCAATTTCTTTTCTCAGTTCAGCATTGTTATAGGAAAACTTTATTTGCTCTAATAACTCTTGATAGCTTATAAAAAGTATTTTCTTGTCATAATTTGAGCGCTCAAGTATTTTCCAAGCTGTAGCCATTGATAAGTGGCTTTTTCCGCTTCCTGATTTCCCTGATAGAATGAAATGTGCAGGATGGTTCAGTAGGACATCATTTACATAGCTTTTAGCTCTTTCTAAAGCAATTTTCGTTTCTTGGTCCACTACGTGATAATTCTCCATTTTGCATTTAAACAAAGTTTTATCTGTTAATACCGAACCATTTTGAAAAAAACTCAACGCTCGTGCTTTTAAGCTGTCGTTATATATCCGTTCGGTCTGTATATCCTCTTTCACACGTAACGCTTTATAACCACAACTCATGCATGTTGGTTTACAACGTTCTGAACCATCCTTATTTTTAGCTCGCCAACTATACAAAGGTTCGCTACATTCTGGACATCTTCCGCTTTGCACTAATACTCTTCTTATTAGCTTCTCCATAGCATTTGCTAGGCTTTCCATGTGATGCATCTCCTTTTTTAAATTGGCAAGTCGTCATATTCACTAGGATTGCTGTACTGTAGTTTTTGACTTTGCTTTTTATGATTCTTCTTATCTGCTTTGATTTCGAATTTGAGCTTCTCAAATTTTTCTCTCAATTTCTTAGCACTTCTAATATTTCCAAACCAAAATTCATTTGTAGGTAACCAATTGATCACATACTCAATCGCTTCTATAGATGCTTTATCTCTTTCTTCCATCAACCTGATTGTGTCTGCCCATTTTTCGATATCTACTTTAGTCATTTCTTTTGGAAAATCTTCAGTTAAATTACTTTGCAACTTTTTAGCAAGGCGTAAGTGTTCGTCAGAATACTTACCTTTCTTTTCTTCTTTATCTATATCTATATCTATATATTTCTCTAACTCTATCTCTAGGCGACCTTTTCCAGACAACTTCTGGACATTGTCCTCCTTTGCTCTTTGGATTCGTTTTTGCCTAGCATATTCAGTCTCTGATCCTACTAATTCACTTAGCTGATTTAGATATATCTCTCCGCTGTCCAGTATTTTTATTAGTCCGATTTTGTTGAATAGATCCATAGCGACTTTCACTGTGTCCGTATTTGAATTTGTTAGTTTTGCTAGAGATTCGGGATCGTAAGGTATCATCAGATTACCTACATTTCTAACTAGTATTCCTTCTGTCTTTAGAGATTTAAGACAGAGTTTCAGATAAAATAAGCAATATTCTTTACCATTGGGTTGTTCTTCCAACCATTCGATGGTATCTTCTTCGAAAAAATCTTCTTTTAATTTAAGCCAGTAATAGCGTTTCTTTTGTTTGTCTGACAATTCAGTACCACCTTTCCCTTATCCTCCGATATTTAACTTTTTGATTGTCTCCTGATTTAACTTAATCCCTTTGATTTGATATTTATTTTTGAAATTGATCACACCTATCTTGTGCTTCTCTGTGTGATGGACTCTGCAGAGTGCTGCAAATGTGTACTCTGAATGATCAACTTCTTTGCGCTTTCGTCTTCCTAGCGCTTTGTCAAAGTGATCGATATCGGCTCCTGTTTTGCCACAGATGCAGCAGACTCTTTTTGTGATGCATTTGTAGAAGTAATACTCTTGGTTCGCTGGTAAAATCTCATAGCCTTCTTTGAAAGGAATATGATGTTCAAAGATGAAATCTAAGATGATATTTGCTAAGACGTTAGCATCGCTTACAGTTGTATTCGATTCGTCTTTGAGGCTTATTTTGCGCCCTGTGACACCTTCAAAACGGAAGTAGAAGAATTCCTTCCAGAAGTCCGTTGGCATGCCTGTATCGATGAAAATATCGCCTATGAGCGCATAGATGAAGTTTCGTTGCTGTACTGTGAAACGTCTAGGATCAATAAAACGAATTTCAATGACTCGATCGCCATCATATCCGTCGTACATCGTCTTCAAACGTTCGATGTTCACTTCTTCATTGATGGTTGCGCCTATGTCTTTCCCTTTGAACTTTTTCAGAACCGCTGAATATGAATCGATTAATGGTCTAAACACTCATATCACTTCTCTTTTGTTTCTTCTCTGTACTGATCTTCAAGCCAATTAACGCCTCGTTTTAGAATGCCCAAGTCTCTCTTGGTCCATTTACTGTCATCAGCGGTTATAGAAGCCGCATCAGTCAATGCAACAATTGCTTCATCAATTGATTTTTCGTACTTGTTAGCAACCAGTTGTAAAGCATCCAAGAATAGCTTTTTGCTTCTTTGAGTAGCTGGTTCAAGCATCGAGACGTCTTCTGGCATATCTTCACCAGCAAATATATATAGCCCTAGCCCAAACATTGCTAGATTTTTTACAAGACAGCGCATGATCGTTTTGTTGATATCAAACATAGTTGCTGCTTCAACTCGCTTTTCGATTTTTCCAACAATCTCTTTTTTCTTCGTTTCGTTATTCCACTGATAATCATTGACTTCGTAGGTATATGGCTCATCTTTCATTGCCTTGTTTGCACCATCCATGACTGGTAACCACATGTCACGCTTTACTCCGTTGACTGTGATACTGGTAAAAACCATATAGCCTGTTTTTTCATCAAAGAGGTATGGACGATGCGTTTCTGGATCACGATAGATTTCGTAGTCTACTTCTTCGCAGATTTTGCTGACTTCTGCCCACGCCCATGCCCAGGACAGATAAGTTAGTTTGTTTCTTTTTTCGACAACATCATTGACGGTTATCTTGTACAGACTATTGAATAATTTGTTATCATTGCGTTTCGTTCCTTCACTCATCAAATTCTGCCTCCATTTCAGCAATGTATTTCTTACCTGGTCCGTAATAAGAGATATCGATCAAGTTATCCCTTTCGTACTCTTCTAATGCATCAGTCAAGCCATCTTCGATGACGTAAATATATTCAGGTTTGTTTGAATGTTTTGATAGATGTATAAGGTAAACATGATCCCAAATACTCACAAAATTGCCCAAATCGTCTTGATCACATTCTAGTTCTTCATCTGTCAAAAGATTTCGTCTGATTTTTCGGTTGTTTGTTTCCTTGATATTCGATTTGCCCCAACTAGGATCAGTCAAATATTGATCTAGAGTGGAAAGTTCTTTTTCCATGTGTTAAAATCTCCTTAGTTATGATTTGTTTGAGTGACTCATTGCTTTGGTCGGCTGAGTCACTTTTTTTATTTGTTGCCATGCTTTTTTCTTTTCGATATGTTGTCGGCTTAGGATGTTTGGTTTATTGTGTCTCCACCAGCGATTAGCAATTACCGTCCCTATTCTTAGCGCTTCAGCTCTATTCATTTTCATCACCGAAAAGTCTTTGTTGTCTGTTCAGTTGATCGATTTCCATGCGGATCCCAGTTTCTGGTAACCACATTTCAATAAATGAAACAGCATCATCGAATCTCTTACGAGGTAACTCGCCATATCTTGGGATTGAAAAGGTACGTTTAAATTCAGACCAAAATTTTGAGAATACTTTTTTGCTGATTTCTTCATAAGCTCGACTTTCTTTCCCCCCTAGAACTTCCATAACTTTTATATTTCCTTTTTGCTTAATTTCAAACTCTTGTTGTCCACTAATTCGCATAGTATCTTTAAGCATGGAAACATCTTTTTTAACATCTTTCATTTCTTCTAATTGATAGATCATCATGTCTTCAATTGTTTGAGGAACAGTATTCTTCCGAATAACATCTTCCATTTCGTTGAAAGCTTCAATAAATTTTAGTTTGAAATTTATTGCTTTACTTCCAGTGAATCCCATAGCTAGCAAGGAAAATCCGTCTCTATTCATGAAATAAACTCTCCGACTTCTTCCGTATGAGTCTGGCTCGTTCCCTTCCACAAACATCTGTCCAAAATTGGACCCATCTTCAACATTGGCCGAATTTTCGACCGATCTTTTTATTGATTCAATTGCTTCTAGTACATGCTTATGTTTCTTTTTGAAACTTTCTGCCACTTGTAAGCTCGTAGTTACAGCTTCTTTATTTTTCAAAATTACTAATTCTTGCATTATTTCTTCTCTCCTTTTGATATAATTATTTTAAAAACCGGTGGTGTTTATTTTGGTATTTCTTCACTTAACAATTTTTCAATGGATGTCAATAATAAGTTTTATATTGAGTACGTTTTTAGCAGGTGTAAAAATTAAAGGAATGCGTCCACAACTAGATGTCGAACTTAATGCTTCTTACTTCGCTGCGGATATGATTTATACAAAAGTAATCATCTCTAACTATTCAACAGAACCTGCTATGTTAGTTAATTTAGAACTTTCATCCTCTAAGTTGGATCGCAGATGGCCAGCTACTCCATTTAAAAAATTAATTGCTAAGGGAGGATTAGATGATAATAGGATATACTCTGAATCTGTACCGCTAAACATTCCTCCTAAAAGTGCTATGTCTTTTTACCTTGCATTTGAGGTAGGAAAAATTAATTTTAAGGAAGTGTTAAATCACCAAACAAAAATGATATTTACTCTAAATCGGACTCAAATCCATAAAGTTGTTGACATTAAAAGCACAAACTTCCCAGTAGAGAAATTAGTGAAAGAATTAAACTGAGTAAAATTAATCCACATTCTATCTTCTCTTTTCTATTCATTTTTAGTCAGTCCCTCCCGACTGGCTTTTTTGTTTTGTACTCAGCTTCATCAAGACCTATAAAAATCCAAACCATGTACACAATCGTCCCTATCAACGCTTGTCTGCTTCCCCAAAGTCCTAAAGCGTAGATGATTAGGGGCGCGCTGAATACTAATGCTCTGTTGAATTTACCCATTAACCTTCACCTCTCAAAATGTTCTGTTTTTTATAAATCAACCAAATGCTTCTCGATAAATTCTTTAGGTGTTACCTTTCTTGTGCGTAACCTGTTATAGGATTTGAAAGACAAAAATTTATCGTATAATTCTGTATTGATCCAAACTTCTTGTCCTGTGACCCGTTCATACGCCGCTGAGAAAATTGCTGTATTTTTTAGTTCCGACATTCGACGTTGATAAGTAGATGGAGAATAATTGTATTTTTTTACAAAATCTTGTTTTTTTAGTTTTGTCATCGCCTATCCCCCTATCGGATGTCCAATATTTTTTTCACTGTTTCAATATGCTGTTGTGCTTTCTTTCCATCACGATTACCGTTTAGAATATCTGATAAATAAGCTCCTGAAATACCAACAAGCGCAGCTAGTTCTTTGAAAGTCATTCTTCTTTTTCTCATCTCCGCTCGAATTTTTAAGTCTAAATTCTCAGACATAAAAATAGCTCCTTTCTAAAAAATAATCTGTAAGCTAAAAAATTAGCTAATATTCGTTGACAATAACTAATATTTTTATTAGTATATAGACATAGCTAAATAAGACACAGAAATGCCTAGTAATTTACATTTCAGAGTTTGCCGACCGTGAAGTGTTTATTAGTTATCAAGTCTTTTTAGCTAATATTTTAGCTTACGAAAACAGTATACTAACACTTTTATTAGTTGTCAACACCTTTAACTAATTTTTTTATTAGTGTTTTCGTAGCTTGTGAGGTGCGAAAATGAATTTACTAGATAGAATAAAGGAATTAGCTCATAAAAGAGGCATAAGTATAACTCAACTGGAAGAAGAATTAAATATACCTAAAAACACGATTTATCAATGGAAAAATAGAACTCCTAGTACTAAAAGACTACAACTTGTAGCAGATTATTTTAATGTAACTACTGATTATTTACTCGGTAGAAACCAAGTTCCTGACTGGGCAACAAAAGATGAAGTAGTTGAACTTGATAAATTACTAGATTCAAATGTCAATATGTCTTATGGCGGAGAAACACTGACGCCTGAACAGGTCCAACGCGTAAAAGATATCCTTATTGGAACCTTCTGGGATATTGTGAAAGAAGACAAAGAAAAAGGCAAAAAGATGTGAGCTTATGGAGATGGATACGATTAATTTAGTCGAGGAGTTGAAGCGGAAATACCAGTCCGCTAATCCTTTTTATATTTGTGAAAAGATGGGCATTAAAATTCAATACGTTCCTTTTATCGAAAATCCCAAAGGACAGTTTCAAGAAATTAGAGATCGTGCGATAATCTTTTTAAATGATGAACTGCGAGACTCTGAGGAAAGATTCTACATTTGCGCTCACGAATTAGGTCACGCTATTTTTCATCGTGGCTTATCTAGCTATTACGTATCAACAAGAACATCTAGAAGCAAATCTGAAAGCGAAGCTAATTGCTTTGCTGCTAATCTTATTGTTTCTCTATACAAAGAAGACAATGATCAATATCCTAGAAAAATCGAGGAATTAAAAAATCTTTACGGACTTCCAGAAAGCGCTTATCGTTTCCTTATATAAAAAAGCCCGTGTTAGCACACATATTACAACGAGAAAGAGGAATTATAAAATGAAAAAAGTTAGCGTTATGTTGTTGTTAAGTACTGCTCTGCTACTTTCAGCTTGTTCAAATAATAAAAAAGCTGAATCAACAGATGCCACTTCTAACCAAGAAACAAAAGTAAGTAAAACAAAAGAAGCAACTGAAACCAGTTCCTCTACTAGCAAATCTACATCTAAGACAGATTCTAGTTCAACAGTTACAAGCTCCAACCAAGCTACGGCGGAACCTAGCCCAACAGTTATAAGCTCCAGTCAGGATACAATCCAAACCGCACCTCAAGAAGAAACATATGAACAGATGAAACAACGCACTTTACAGTCAACTCCAGCTGATCGTGCAAATTGGTCCAACAAAGAGTGGGAAGCTTTCGGCGTGGCTCTTTATGAAAATGGATTGACTACAGATGATGCTGGCAATATTATCAGTCAAGATCAGAAAGAACAACAAGCAGCATCTCAACAAAATCCAGAAGACCAACAAACAAGCGCTCAGCAAGACGCTGACACTTTATCACTTACTGATTTTGTTAACAAATATGGGATGTCGCCTGTTGCATGGAAAGTACAGAATGGAATGTCTGAAGAAGAAGCATTGCGTACAACACAGCAAAAGACTTCCGGTGAAGTTCAATTAGGATTTTCTAAATACGGAATTCAATAATATATTTTTATGCCCTACTATTTTGCCTATAATCTCTAAAAAAGTTATAAAGAAAAAAGCCCGTGCTGCAACACGGACTAGAAACCTTATTTCTAAGATTCTCCAGTAAAATCATACCATAGAAATGAGGAGTTAAAAATGGATTTGGAGAAAGAGCGGATAAAAATAAATTGTAATTTTTGTAAGAAAGACTTTATTTTAACTTTCAACACAACCCAATGCCCTAATTGTGGAGGAAAATTTTCTCCTGAAGAAGTACATCAAGTTTTTTACAACTATGAATCAAGATTAGCAAATTCTAAACTATACAGAGCCGGAGAAAAGATGCAGAAATCTGGTGAACGTATAGAAAAAACTGGAAGTTTCATCTCACAAATTGGTTGTTTTATATTTATGTTGCCATTGGGTTTATTTTGCATTTGGTTCATAATGAATATGTTTAAATAAAAAAGCACGCCCACCGTCCAAAGCAAGCGTGTTCTATGAAAAACACTAAAGGATTTTAATATTTTTTGCAAACCAGTTGATTTATTAAATAAAACCCTATAGAATGAAATTAAGAGATAAGTGTTGGAATCTCTACGGGGACCAACGCGAAAACCTTCATTCTATATGGATGGAGGTTTTTTTGTTGAAAAATTTCGAAAATTTGCATAAGCAATTATCAATACTAAACAACCGTGGAGTTATTATTCCAAATTACCAAAGAGCAAAGCAATATCTACTTACAAACAATTATTACAACATAATTAATGGATATAGTAAATATTTCATGAACAATCAAAATAATTATTTGCCAGGTACTACTTTTGACGAGATAACTCATTTATATTATTTTGACAAAGAGATTAAGCACGCTCTTTTCCGCGCAATTACTGAGGCAGAAAACCATATCAAAAGCATTTTGTCATATCGTTTTGCAGAGGTTTATAATAATAAGCCATATGCATACCTTGATATTAATTGTTATGATAATTCAAAAACTTTAGAGTTAGGATGGTTAATTTCAAGGTTAACGAAAATCATTAATTCCAATAAGAAGAGTAAAAAAAATAATTCTATAAAGCATTATGTAAAAAAACATAATGACGTACCTATATGGGTTCTTATAGATTACCTTGATTTTGGAGAAATGAATACCTTAATTAAAAATTTACCAGTTTTTTTACAAAACAACATAGCAAAAAATATCTGCAGTTTCGTATCAGAAAATATTCATATGACAGCCCCTTTTACGCCGGAAATAATGATATCTTTTACAGAAAATATCAGACAAATACGTAATATTTGTGCCCATAATAACAGATTATTAGATTCTAAATGTAAATCCGATATTAAATATTATCGAGATTTACATTCTATATATGGAATTTCCAAAAATTCCCAAAGAAACAATACTTACAACGTCTTTCTTTGTCTGCAGTGCTTTCTCAGTAAACTTCAATACGCTCAATTGCACAATACTATCAGAAAAAGAATTTCGACTTTGGATAACAGGCTAAATACTATCGATATTAATACTATTTTAAAAAGTTTGGGTTTCCCAAACGATTGGCATATAAATACACCAACTCTAAAACAAAACTAAAAAAGCACGCCCCCTCCCTCGCCAAAGTTTGTGGACGTGATGAAAAATAAACCTGCTATAATTGGCTTACTTATCCATTCCTATTATAGCAACAAATAGGAGATGAAAACAATGTGGATTGAAACAAAAACTGATAAAAACGGAAAAAAAGTATATAAATATAATGAGCGATATATTGATCCAAAAACTAAAAAAAGAAAAAAAGTGAGTATTACTTATAAAAATAAATCTCGAGAAACTCAGAAAGTGGCATTACTTGAGTTAAATAAAAAAATTGATATAAAACTAAATGAAAAGACACTCCAGAAGCCTGATCTAACATTCCATGAGCTTGTCGAAGAATGGTTAGTTATTTACAAAAGACAAGTTAAGGAGTCTACATATTATCCTACGAATAATATCTTAAACACTATAAAGAAGAAGATACCAGAAACTTACATCGTTTCTGGTATTAATACAATAGATTTAAATAATATTTTTGAAGACATGATATATAAAGATGACTTGTCAAATAAGTACGTCAGTGTAATTAAATCCAAATTGAATCTTCTTTTTTCATACGCTATGAAAAAAGGCTATATAGAAAAAAATCCTATCAACGAAGTAGTTATTGATTATAAACGAGAGTCAAAAACGATAAAAATTAAAGATAAGTTTTTAGAAGATGATGAATATAATAGACTAGTAGATTTCACAACTTCACACAATAAACGATATTCTCTCCTTTTCCAGTGGCTATATTTGACTGGGATGAGGCCTGGTGAAGCAATCGCATTAAGCAAAGACGATGTACACATTACCAATAATAATGCATCAGTAGTTATAAATGGGACGATGATGTATAGAGAACGTTCAATAGCTGATATGAAAAAATCTGATTCTACAAAAACTGCTGCTGGAATGCGAGAAATTGATTTACCAAAAAAAGCGATAACTATTTACAATGAGCTTCTAGAATTAAATCCGAATGGTCAATTTCTATTTCAAACAACGAAAGGAACTCCTTTCCAACTAACAGCAATTAACACCTATTTGAGAAATCATAAAGCTGACATGAAGATTGATAAAAAACTTAGTTCACATATTTTTAGACATACCCATATTTCAAAATTAGCGGAACTAGGAACACCTCTGTATGCTATTCAGGATCGCGTTGGTCACGAAAATAGTGATATCACTGAAAAGATTTATTTGCATGTGACAAAAGGAGTAAAAGAAAAATTGAAAGAAGATATAGAAAAACTGTAA